GAATGTTGTGGCGAATTATCAAACATGCCTTCTAATTCGCCACAACATTCACTTACTTTTTCACGCAGGTGGTCTTGAATTGTGAGTCGTGCTACAGCGGCATCAGCATCAACGTCAGCCTGGGCTCGTCGGATTTCTTGCTTGGCCCGGAGCATTTCATCCAATTGCTCATTGATACTGGCCTGCTCATAATCTTTTAATTGCAACCCAAGCAAGGTCATACGACACACCCAGGCAGGTGTAAGTCGAATTTGACTGTCAGGAATGCCTCGCATTGTTCGGGCATCCTTAGAGCGTTGATTATGCTCTAAATAATGGCACAACATATCCTTGGCATCTTTTTTACCATAATGATAGTTGTACCAATGGAATCCATTGGCCAATGCACTGACACGTTTTTCATCAGCAGGTTGCGTTTGCCATTCGGGTTCTGGGCCAAGGTATTTGGTGTCAGCACCTTTGGGGTTTAGTCGTTTGATTTCGTTTGTTTTAGCCATACATGTATTATATGTGATTTTTGCCCATTTGTCAACCGAGCAAACTAGCAAAGGTTATGTGCTGTTCTAGGTTTGTAAGTAAATCGTTTACCTTTTTAACCAGCTCTTGGTACCGTAATGTTTCCTTGCGTGTTCTGCGGCATTCTACACTTTCCATATCTGCGGCTGTGATAGCCTGATCTATAGCTCGAACCATTTTCAGCAGGTCTTTACGGGCCACTTTGTGTTTGACGTTGGCTATGGCTCGTTCTGCACGGTCCAAGCGTTGAAATAGTTCATCCATGTGTGTAATTATACGAGCTTTTGGGTTCCAGGTCAATCAAACCCATAAATACATAACTATGCCACGATTAAGCCTGTACCGCCCAAATAGAACTGCTGACTACCGATTCTTTGATCGCACTATCAAAGAAATGTTTACTGTTGGCGGAATAGACATTTACATTCACAAATACCTTGGACCCATAGTGGATCCAGAACAAGCCAACAATCCGGGTGATGCTACCCTGCCCACTTACGACACTACTAGTCCGCTGTTTATCGAAGACCTGTTGTTGTTGGAAAATCGAGATCGAGCATACGATCCGGACGTGTATGTCATGCGTGGTGTTTATCGCACACAAGACGTTGATTTTGATTTGACCCAATTTGGCCTGTTTTTAAACAACGATACGCTGTTTATTACATTCCACTACAACAACATGATCGACACTTTTGGGCGCAAGCTCATGGTAGGTGATGTTATTGAAGTGCCAAACTTAAAAGACTACCATCCACTGAATCGTGCAATTCCTAATGCACTGCCTAGATATTATGTGATACAGGACGGTAACTATGCTAGTGAAGGATTTAGCCAAACTTGGTTACCACACCTGTGGCGTATCAAAGCCACGCCGCTGGTCAATGCTCAAGAATACAGCCAAATCATTGACCAACCATTTATGCCGGAAAATATCTGGGATCCTGGTAACTTTTATCCCAGTGGTGAAACAGTCAACAATGGTGGTACCTATTATGTTGCACAGCAAAATGTGCCGCCTGGAACTGATATTACCGATACAGATTACTGGCAAGAAGTAACTGACCCTACCACAGTAGGCGACCAAATGAGTACCAGACCCAAAGATCTGGAAATCAATGATGCGTTACTGGTACAGGCTCAGGCTGATGTTCCGCTTAGTGGTTATGACGTTACAAAATTCTATATATTGCCTACCACTGACAATGGACAACCTGCAGGAGCCGGTCTCACTGCCGATGACACTTATCCTACAGTAGACAGCACTCAAACCGGTGAAGGTAATACTCCCAAGAGCTTTGGCTATGTCATGGGTTATCTAACTGGCGATGGACAAGCACCCAATGGCTTGCCGGTAACACCAGGAGTTAGTTTTCCGCCCAATCCAGTCGCAGGCGACTATGCCCTGCGTTTAGATTACTTTCCTAATCGTTTGTTTAGATTCAGTGGCGCAAGTTGGGTTAAAATTGAAGACAATGTTCGTACTGATCTAGACTTGGCCACAGGCGCATTAACTCAACGTGCCAGCTTTGTCAACAATACATACACTGTTGCTACCACAGATCAAGGTAACATTCCAAGTCGTCAAAGTTTGAGTCAAATACTCAAACCGCAAGCTGACAACGGTAGCCAAGGCGGCAATATTACACCACCTAACCCAAGACCCCCAGGACGATAAATGGCACAATTTTTTTACGACGAACAAATACGAAGATTCTTGTTGCAGTTTGCTAGAATCTTCAGTAACTTCAGCGTCGAGTATGGCAGAAATCAATCAGGAAAAAATGATACCCTAGTTCGTGTGCCGGTTCGGTATGGCGATGCTAGCCGTCAAGCACAGACCATTATGCAACAAAACAGTGCTAATGACATGCCGTCAACTCCATTGATGACGTTTTATGTCACAGGACTTGATTACGATCGTCCAAGAATACAAGAACCCAACTTTGTAAGCAACATGCAGGTTCGCCAACGCACCTATGATGAAGCAACTGACACGTACGAAACCACGCAGGGCAATGCATTTACCATTGAGCGTTTGATGCCGGTACCATACAAGTTGACCATTGCATTGGACATATGGACTTCAAACACCAATCAAAAAATGCAGATATTGGAGCAAATATTAGTGTTGTTTAACCCTGCATTAGAAATACAAAGCACCGATAATTTTATTGACTGGACCAGTCTTACTGTTTGTAATCTTGAATCAACAAAATGGAGTAATCGAACTATTCCAGTTGGAACTGAGAACCCAATAGACATAGCCACATTGACCTTTAGTATACCAATTTGGTTGTCAAGCCCGGCCAAGGTCAAGAAACTTGGTGTAGTTGAGCGCATTGTTATGAGTGTGTTTGATGCCAACGGTGATGCCAGCAATGCTATTCTTGACAATGACCTGCTGTTGGGCACACGTCAAGTAATTACACCATACGGCTATCAAGCCCTGCTGATTGGCGGAAGTCCAGGAACAGTTGGTAGATTACAAGCCTTGCGTGAACAACAAGTGATCGACCAACCCAACGCCAGTTTGAATCCAGCCAGCAGTCCAGACAGCAATTTGTTATGGCACAATGTTGTAGGAGCATACGGTGTATTGAGAGACGGCATTAGCTACATTAAATTAGAACAAGATGATGGAACCGAAGTGGTCGGTCATGTCAGTTACGATCCTACTGATGATCGTTTCTTGTTGTTTACTGTAGACCCAGTATCAACTCCTAGCAACACATTGGAACCAGTTTTGTCTGTTATTGATCCGCTGCGCAGTGGCCCTGGCGCAGGATTGGCCTCAGCCACCGCTGGGCAAAGATATCTCTTTACCGAAGATACTGGAACATTCAATGAAGGCTATGCTGAGGCTTGGGCAGGTGTCAACGGACAACCATTGGTTGCTCAAGCCAACGATATTGTTGAGTATAATGGCGCACGGTGGGTGATTTCTTTTGACAGCACTTCAAGTCCAGATAATATACAGTATGTCACAAATATCACAACAGAAATACAGTATGAATGGACTGGCAATAGTTGGATCAAATCATATCAAGGCCTGTATCCTGGAGGCACATGGAGTCTAGTATTATAAAAGCAGTGGGCGTTTGGTTTTATGCGGTCAATACTCGCCGCTATCTGTATCTCATGCGGAATGATTCTAAGCATCCAGGGTCATGGGGATTACCGGGTGGGCGTGTAGAATTTGGCGAAACTTTAATGACTGCTATTGTTAGAGAGTGCGAAGAAGAAATTGGTTCAATGCCCGACTATGTGCGTATGATGCCGTTGGAAAAGTTCACCACAACAGATGCAGGATTTGAATATCATACATTTTTTTGTATTGTGAGTCAAGAATTTCGACCCATACTAAATTATGAACACATAGGCTATGCCTGGATTGATTCAGGCACATGGCCCAAGCCCATGCATCCAGGCTTGTGGTCAACTGTGAATTTTGAAGCGGTGCAAAATAAAATTTCGACTATTGAATCCAGCGTTTATACATCACAGTAACTGATAAACTCCGGATAGGTCATGATCTGAGTGTTAAAACAGTCGACCCAGACATCAGGCATACGTGTGCTTTCGCCTACTAGATAAAACTTAACACCCGGATAAGCTAAAAATACTTCAGCAAGTTGTGCTTGCCAATTTAATGAATTGCCTGGTGATTCATCTGTATAGCCTAATAAGAACACTTCTTTATGGCCATCAAACGCAGCCAGATATACTGCAAGAGTCATGTCAATCAATCTGGGTTTATGAGGAATTAAATAAAATTCTCCTGGGCTACTGATACAATTACGTGCAGTGGTATACACAATATTGTCTCGTTGATAACCTGTCGCTAAAATTTTACTTAAATTGTCGGTGTTGGTTTCTACTGCAAAGTCCAGACGCATTTGTTGAGCAACCAATCCTGTGCCGTAGGTCTGTAGTTTTTTACTGCCTAGTAATCCGCCGCGGTGACGTTGTAGTCGTGTGTAATCAAACTGCCACTGATCTAAATTGCTGCCAATGCAGGCCGCACGACCCGAAAGGTGATAGTTATCGATAGGATTTGGAATCCACTCTCTGGCTTCTTCTTTTTTGCCGGCGCCCCATCGAGTTTCTAATATTACAAATTCGCCAGCGTAGTCTGTGCGATATCTTGATTGCATCAGGTCCTACCTACTGCTACTTCTATAGTGCCGACTTCAGTTGAGTTGTAATTTTCCAATGACTTGCCAATGATACAACCCGGTTGATATTGACTCATGTCTAACCCAGTAGCCACACCAGCATGTAGTCCACTGGCAACTAGCCTGTCGCCTTTGTTTATCAATCCAATCACACGGCACGGCACACGTCCGGTGAGTGCTACAGCGACGGCGTTTTTGCAGTCAATAGTTGAATTCATCAAGTAACTTGGATTGGTAGAAATAATTCCAGCAACACGAGTGCTGTGGCTTTCAGTTGTAGCAGTAACTTCAAACTCGCCTCCGAATTCAACTAGAGTTCCTGGTGTATAGGAAGCGTCGGCGCAATACATCTCTGCCAAGTCAGCGTATTGTGCTGAAGTTGCTTTGGCAAACACAGTGTTGAAGTAAGTGGTTGAACTACCAATATTGCCCACACCGTTAGCATTTGAGTTAACAATGTTGCCGCCAGTGATAGTGCCAGTGCCAGCCGATAAGTTACCACCAGTGATGTTACCAGTCACACTCAACGGAACTGACATGTTCCAGGCTGTAGCTGAATTATTAAAAGTCAATGAGGCATATTCGGCTCCAGCTGGCCCAACACCTAGTCCGCCGCCATTAGCCGCAGAAGATGTGGCTGCGTTGTTGGCCACATTGATAACCAAATCATTTGTAGTAACTGTGTTACTATTAATTGTTGTAGTTGTACCTTGAACTGTTAAATTGCCAGTGATAATCACATTACCATCTGTGCCACCGGCACCATTGGGGTCAATATACAAAGTTGGGCCGCTGCTGACAATATTTGCACCAGTGATAGTAATATTACCGTTGGTAATTGCTCCGGCAGTTGTTAAGTTGCCGCCTGTGATGTTACCGGTTACACTCAACAATCCAGTGGTGTATGTGCCAGTAGAAGCCCAAACAACCACGTTGCTGGTTCCACCTACACTGACTGCGATATTGCCACCAGTGGTGGTAACTTTTACATTTGATGTACCACTTTGAATACTAGTGGCATCAATGCCACTCAATTGACTACCGTTGCCAAAAATATAGCTGCCAGTGACGTTGCCAGTTACACTGAGCAATGTTCCAGTATATGTTTTGTTGGCAATAGTTTGAACACAATTTTGCCCAACCATTGCAAATCCACCCAGTGTAACAGCATCAGCGACACGCAACACATTAAGAGTAGTGTCAACAGAAATTTCGCCGTTGGCTCCAAGAAAGTTGTTGTTTTGTGCGGTTGTTCCCCGTCTAAATTGGACTACTGTTGGCATGAATTATCCTTATATACTGCTATATTTATGCGCCGACCCAGGCTTCACCGGTGGCCAAGTCGTTGTAACTGAACGGACCTTCTGCTCCGCAATCAAATGTGGCTGCTATTGATACTCCAAATGCATCAGTTGTTGCCGCATCACTCACACTGCCGTAATCACCAAACGGAAAGTCTGTTTGTGTTCCGTAGGCCAGAGTATTCCACCCAGCTCCATCGTATGTTTCAAATGCACCAACTGTGGTATTATAACGTATGGCACCTCGGATTTCACTGCGTTCGGCAGTTGAACCCACTGGAACTGCAAAACTACCTGCGGAATCGATGATAACGTCGCCACTGGCAGCACTAGTGATGGTACTGTTGCCCAAATAAATGGTATTGCCGGTTAACCATAAATTGGCCCAGCGGTTGGTTGAACTTCCTAGACTGTATGTGTTTGATACAGCCGGAACAAGATTGCCATTAAAATACGCACCAGTGTTGGAAAACACAGCCACATTGCTGGTACCACCTATGCTAATGTTGGCATTGCCACCGCTTGTACCAACATTAACTTCGCTGGTTCCATTATAAATTTTACTGGCGGTAATGCCACTGGCGTAAAATACGTTGCCTAAAATATAGTTGCCTGTGACGTTGCCTGTTGCGCTTATTAATCCGCCAGTTAATATGTTACCAGTTACACTCAATAGTCCAGAGACATATTCACCCGTTGAAGCAAATACTACTACGTTGCTTGTTCCACCTATGCTGATGTTGGCATTGCCACCACTAGTGCCTACGTTGGCTTCGCTGGTTCCGTTGTAAATTTTACTGGCCGTGATACCGTTGGCATAGAATACATTACCAAGAAAATAATTACCGGTGATGTTACCTGTGGCACTAACTACACCTGTTACTGACAATCCAGATGAATCAATTGTTGCTCTGGTTGTGCCGCCAGTTGGGAAATCTTTGTCTCTAAGTGTTGCCCCAGTTGTGAAGATAATACCAGTGTTGGCATAAATTTGTCCATTACCACTAGAAACACCCTGTATACCTATACCTGACACATTGTCTGCACCCCGAACCTGCATTATGGATCTAGGGTTTGATCCCACACCTGTGGCAAATACACTAGCAAATTGAGTTATGACTACGTTACCGTAGGCGCCGCTGTCGACTGTTACTGAATTACCAGCCCATACATCGCTGGCAACGCCAACCCCGCCGCCCACAACCAATGCACCTGTTGTTTTGCTGGTAGCCGCTGTGGTTCCTGTAATGTTAGCATTTCCGCCAGTAATGTTACCTGTAACCGACACAGTTCCTGTAGTTAATGTGCCAGTAGAACTGATTACTAATACGTTGGCCGTGCCGGCACTGCTGATAACAACGTTGGCATTTGAGAATACCGTTACATTGCTCGAGCCACCTGCAATCGAGTTGGCCATGTAGTTTTGTGTAAAGGTCAGGGCTGTGGTATTGATCGTAATAGGATCATCTGTGATCAGTTTCCACTGTGTGTCAGCATATATCACGCCTTCAGTGACCATGACAATCATGCCGGCTTCTATTTCACCGTTTTCGTTGCCATCGCTGGTTCTGGCCCAGGTTCCGTTTGACCCAGATCCTAACGTGGTTACATAGTATAATCCATTTTGACTGCCGGTACTTTGTGCTGTAACTAGGACACGGTCGCCGACACTAAGACTAACACCATCTACACTGCTAGGAGCACCGCCGGTTAATGAGACACTGACAGTGGTCACTACTCTTGTAGACTGTTTGTAGTCTAAATTAAATATCTGCGCGGCACGTGGTTTGGTTAATCCCATTGTTTATCCATTAGTATCCAATATTTAGCCAAAAAAATAGGACTCCGAAGAGCCCTATTTTTGACAGTTTCCTGTTTAGAAGCGTCCGACTACCACTTCGATTGTACCTTCTGCACCATCAAAGTCTTCAAGTGCTTTACCAATTACTGAACCGACTCGAGGATCAGCTTCTGCTCTGGCACGGCCCAGGCCTGCGGCCACCATCAAGTCGCCCTTGCGGACTGGTCCAACCACTAGTGTCGGCACACGACCTGTCAGGGCCACTGTGGCCACATGCTCACCTTCTAATCCTGAGTTCATGATGTAACTTGGATTGGTACTTACCACACCAGCAACCTTGCGATCGCCATCTTCGGCATTGACTGTAACTTCTGCGGTGCCACCAAATACCAAGATAGTACCCGGAGCATAGGCTGCGTCAGCTGTGTATTTCTCTGCCAAGTCAGCGTATTGAGCCGAAGTTGCTTTGACAAACGCTGTGTTGAAGTAATAGCCGGCACTACCAATGTTGGATGTGGCGTTGGCTGTTGGCATCACATTGCTGGCAATGTTAACGTTGCCCGAGCCGTTTGGTGTCAACACAATGTTGCCGTTGCTGGCTGTGGTTGCAATGTCCAACTGTCCTGCATCAGATATGGTACCATTGATAACCAAGTTTCCAGTGATAGTGCCTGTGGTTACGTTGATGTTGGCACCAATAATATTGCCTGCTACACTCAACGCAGCACTGGTGTTGCTGGAGAATGTGGCTATAGCAGTAGGAGTTATAGAACTTGTAGCTGTGGTATAAATTACCACGTTGGTAGCGCGACTGGTATCAGTAAAGTTTTCTGCGGCTACAACGTCTAATTTACCAGTTGATGTATTTCCAAACTGGAAACTTCCGTTACTGAATCCACGACCGGTAAACTCAGCTATGATGTCACCTGATTGTGTTTGTGTTGGACTGGCCGCAGTGCCTCTGGCCGCACGTCCAGTGAACGCCACGTATGCACCTGTACCAAATGTGTCTTGTGTGATACGAGTTTGTGTGGCATCTGCACCAACTATGTGCAAGTCTGTTCCCAAGGTAGTGCTGAAGCCGGTCAGCGTGTAGGTCGACGTTTGTGGGTTGGCCAAAATAGTAATTTCAGCATCTGGAGTAGCGGTACCTACGCCAATGAAACCTGGACTACCTACGTTGGTACCAGTAATAATGTTACCTACAGCACTTACAATACCACCAGTCAAGATGTTACCACCGGTAATGTTACCAGCTACACTTGACGTAGTAGTTGCACCAGCCAGCACAGTTTGTCCACCTGCCGGATTGGTCATTATGAGTGCTGTGGCATTGGCACTGATTGTGGCATTGCCCAAGTAAATTGAGTTGCCACTCAAGTATAAATCTTTCCAACGCAGTGTATTCGTGCCCAGGGTGTAAGCAATGTTGCTTTGTGGTACGATATTACCATGGATTTCCATCGAATCGGTTGTGAAGGTAGCTATATCGTTCGTACTACCCACGTCAATGATCACGTTGCCATTGGGTATTGGTATCAACACACCACTGGTACCATTTATAATCTGGTTGGTGGCCACGTTACCAAGAATGGTAGCATTGCCTGTCACATTCAAATCACCCACAACGTTGGCTATACCTGTTATAGTAACAATGTTATTGGTGTCACTTAATGACACCCCAGCATTGGAACTTACGTTTTGCAGACTTAACAGGGTTGTGGTTGTGGTCAACGCACGAACGTCAATCAAGTCGCCTGTGGCTGGAGCTTCTGTGAATGTCAATGTTACTCCGCTTACACTGTAAGCTGAGGTTGGTATCTGCAATACACCGTTGATACTGACAATTGTTGCGGCTGTGGTTGAACTATTGGCCAATGTAAACGCAGTTGTTGCTCCATCTCCGTTGAACTGTTGATCAGTGATAACTGTAAACACTGTGGATCCAACGCCTATCCAAGCACTGTTGTTGTATATTTCTATACTGTTGGTGGTGCTGTTGAAACGCAACATACCAGTAACGCCTGTGGCCGGACGCTGACCTTGCGTACCAGCTGGTAACAAGATTGAATTGGTACTGTTGAACGCTACAATAGCATTGACAGTTTGTGCGCTTGAACCAAAGCTGGCTGTGTTGGCTGTTGCATCCACAAAGAACACATTGGCACCAGTACCACTTACACTGAAGTTTGTGTTGGCTCCTGCACCGTTGACCTGTATGGTTCCACCTGGGTTCAGCATGTTGACAGTGTTGCCACTGATAACAATGTTGCCACCCGTGACACCACCAGTTGCGCTTACTACTCCGCCAGTTAGAACGTTGCCTGCTGTGGCATTGCCAGTGGCGCTTACTAATCCACTAGTTAGAATGTTGCCTGCTGTGGCTGTGCCGGTGGCACTTACTGTACCACCTGTGGCCAAATTGCCTACTGTGGCTGTGCCAGTGGCACTTACTGTACCACTTGTGACCAAATTGCCACCAGTTACATCTCCAGTAACACTGACACTTGTACCTGTTATAACACCACCCACTGTTGAAGCAGCTGTTTGTGTGCCAGTTACTGAACTGGAACTTCCTGTAATCACACCGCCCACTGTTGAAGCAGCTGTTTGTGTACCAGTGACACTTGAACTTGATCCAGTGATCACACCACCCACTGTCGAAGCAGCAGTTGCAGTGCCAGTAACACTGACACTTGATCCTGTGATTACACCACCTACAGTTGAAGCGGCAGTTTGTGTGCCAGTAACCGAACTAGAACTACCTGTGATTACACCGCCAACCGTACTGGCTGCTGTTTGTGTGCCAGTGACACTTGAACTTGATCCAGTGATTACACCACCCACTGTCGAAGCAGCAGTTGCAGTGCCAGTAACACTGACACTTGATCCTGTGATCACACCACCCACTGTGCTTGCAGCTGTTACTGTACCTGATACACTGACACTTGTTCCAGTAGCTGCACCAATGTTAGGCGTGGTTAATATAGCTCCAGCTGGTATGTATAATTGATTACTACCGTTGACACCAATTGTAGCGTTGCCCGATGTATCATAAAGAACGTTGAACTGTGTTCCAGTAAGACTTAACGCAGTACCTGCGGTGTATGATCCTGCACCAGAGAACTGCGTAAAGATAATTTGAGTTGTTCCAATGGTAACTGGAGAATTGGTCGTACACACCCATCCAGTGTCTGCATTAACCGTTCCTGCTTCAACGAATGTAAATGCACTAGGAATTTCAGCTGGTTGGTTAAAGTCTGTGGCACGAGTCAATACTGCGGCCACACCAGGTGCGCCTGCTGTGGTTACCACATAGATACCGTTGAATGCAGCTGATTGTGTTGTGTTGTTTACAAACGCACCAACTTCATTCTTGATCAGCACACGTGAGTTAGCAGTTACAACATTGCCATCAATGGTCAAGTTGCCGGTGGCAGTTAATGTAATTGTTGCGCCTACACCACTGGTGCCGTTGTTGTATGTGTATGGTGCTATGTTGGCTGCTGTGGCATAAACCACAGAAGCCTTTGGATCAAGACCTTGTGCCACTGTATCAGTATAAATTTTTGTTGCGGCATCTTGATCAGCTACTGGATCGGCTAAGTTGTTGATCCATCTGCTGTTCATACCCACGTTGCCAGTAGGGTTCAAACTGATTGTTTGGGCATTGATTGTGAGTGTTGTGTTGCCTGTGCTGTAAATAAAATCAGTAATAACATTGCCACCAGTTACGTTGCCACTAACACTGACACTAGTGCCAGACATTACACCGCCAGCTACACTGGCCGCTGTTACGCCACCTGTAACACTGGCACTTGATCCTGTAATTACACCACCCACCGTTGAAGCGGCAGTTTGCGTACCAGTAACTGAACTAGAACTACCTGTTATCACACCACCTACTGTTGATGCGGCAGTTTGTGTGCCAGTAACTGAACTAGAAGTACCAGTGATTACGCCACCTGCTACCGACGCGGCTGTAACGCCACCTGTAACACTGGCGCTGGTACCTGTTATTACACCACCTGCTACACTAGCAGCTGTAACACCACCTGTAACACTGGCGCTGGTACCTGTTATTACACCACCCACTGTGCTGGCTGCAGTTGCAGTGCCAGTGACGCTGACGTTTGTTCCGGTTAAATTGGTACCGCTTACGTTGCCAGCATCGACGTTGCCACTTGCACTGATCAATCCACCAGTTAACAAATTACCACCAGTAATGTTGCCACTAACACTTAAACTTGCGGCGCTGAATGATCCAGCGGTAGAGATGTTACCAAAGGTACCATTACCGGTGGCACTTACTAGGCCACCTGTTAATACGTTGCCAAATGTGGCATTTCCTGTGCCTGATGTTATGCCACCAGTTAATAAATTACCACCAGTGATGTTGCTGGTTGCACTCACTGTGCCCGGAGTGGCCAAATTGCCGCCGGTGATTGTGGCTGTGGCATTGACAGCGCCAATCAAGTTGCCAACTAAACTTGTAGTGCCTTGAACTGTGGCATTGCCAGTGTGCAAGTTAGCATAGCTAGAGAGATTAAATGTTGTGCTAGAAACAGTAGTATTACTAAGGGCCGTAACGAATTCTTTCTGGTCTTCTTTCCAGGCTAAAACAGCAGAATTTTGACTACCGCGTAGACCAATTGTACCAATGTCCAACACTGGAGTGCCAGAAGTTTGTCCGTCAGCCAATGTGATCAACGGATCTGCAATCAGTGTGTTAACTGTGTCAACGTTGGTTGTGGTTCCTGAAACTGTCAAGTTACCTGTAATGGTCAAATCACTACCGTAGGTCAAATTGTTGGCAATTCGAGTAGCAGTAATCGAATAGGCTTGTAGTTTGGTACCGGCATTGATACCTACCAAGGTATTACCTGTTATTGCGTCTGTTACCTGATTGTTATTAATTCTAGTTACGGCCATTTTTTTCTCCAGTTGGCTTCTTTTTACTGCACTTTTACTGCATTTGCAGTAAAATAATAAAGGTTTGTTGCATCACTTTTGGGCTACTTGTTATTTACCACGGCCGTGAGAAAACGGTTCTCTGTGCCTATTATTCACTGCGGAGCTAATACTTGTCGAGAACTAGTTGGGGGGTTATAAATTGTAGAATAACAATCGGTTGAACTGTTATTTAGCTTTTTTACAAGAATCTGATGTCTATTACGTCGCCTGTAGCCGGCGCTTCTGTAAACACTAGATTGGTGCTGGGACTGGGCGACATTGAATAAGATTGATCAGGAACCTGCGTAATACCATTCAACATGACCAATGCTGCCGCTGTAGTTGTGCTACGATTTAATGTAAATGAGGTAGCAGTTCCGTTGCCGTTGAGTGTTTGATTAGTTACTGCTTGGCTGGTAGAATTCCAAGCATTACCGTTGTAAACTTCTATCAGTCCAGTGGTCGTGTTGAATCTTGTGGTGCCTGTTGAGGCTGGACTAGGACGTTGATCTGTATTGCCCACCGGCAATATCAATCCTGTTGTGGTGTTGATGTTGACTAGACCTGTACCAGTAGGTGTTAGTGTAATCGTAGCATTGGCCAAATTGCTGCTGATTGTGGTATTGCTGATGGTCAAGTTGCCCAGCACAGCATTGCCAACCACACCAAGCGGTCCTACATATCTGTAGCCCACAATAAACACAGATTTGCCTGTGACTCCGCCGGCAATTACCGTTGGAATAGTAGCACCGTTAAAGTTTAAAATACCAGCTTGATAATCAAAGAACCAGGTGTCGTCACTGCCAGATCCGGTCTGGAACAGTCTGGTGCCCGTGGTTTGTGGAGTTGTAGATCCTGTGGTGTCTACGTAAACCACTACCAAATAATTGTCACCAAACTGAGTGGGTATCCAGTTGGTAAGATTGGTTTTCCAAGTTTGATTGTCAGGTGCTGTTAGGTCTTCGGTACACTGCACTGTAGGGCTGTATCCACCACCACCACCATCTTTGTAAACTTGAACAATCGAGCTGGTGTTGCTGGGCGGAGTTGCAGGAATATCACCGCTGTTAGTCCAGACCAAATCACCACGATACAGCAGAGGGCTAGGTATGCTTTCGTTAAAGGCTTCTTTACTGCCACTTCCGGGTGGAGGTATAGAAGTTTTAGCTACACCGTAACCGACTTTCTTCCAAAGATAATCTAGTTTTTGACTTTCACCAAATGAGGCAGCCATTATGCAGCGTCTCCTATTGAAAGTGCAGTTATGGTTTGTCCACTACTCAGTGCTATACGAACCAAAATGTTATTGCCTGTGCTGTTGCTGGAGTTTTGCGAACCTAGTGTCATGGTATAACCCACATTGGCAATGGCTGAGTTGAGCGGTACGACGTCAGCACCGGTTAAGGCGACACCGTTGGTTCCATTACCACCTCCGGCTATGTTTGCGCCTGGCACACCTGATCCGTTATATTGTAGTGAACAGCTCAACCAACCATCGAGCGTTGAGGTTGGTCCAGGAAAGCCCGGAGTAGGTGAGCTGAATCCACCTGTGTCAATTGTAGTGCCCGGGGCTGCAATCCACATGCCGGCTATGCCTGTGGTGCTGGTAAGTCTGATATCAAAGTTGGCCATTGTGGCTCTGCGGAAAGCAAAAGTAAAGTATTGTAGTCCGCTGCGTCCTGTGGCAAGATCGGGTCCCACTGGCAAATATCCGGTACTCAAGTCAGTTACATAATGTTTAACTACACCATACCGGTCGACTGCATCTTGAGTTCCGGCAATAGTTTGCACTCCAGTCCACACGTTGCCAGTGTAGTAGTTTGTGGCTCCATTGAATGCCGGTGTGTTGGCCGCTGATCCAAACCCAGTTATACGTAAACCGTTGTCGGTGTATACAGATCCCAATGTCACACTGACTGCAATGTTGCCTTCACTGATACCGGTGTTGGCCGCAGCATTGACCTGTATCTTGGTTGGCAATTGAACTGTGCTACTGGTGCCAATCACGTTGAATATGTTGGCACCTACGTTGGCCACAGCGTTGACTGCTCCGTTGATCAGCACATTAAGATTGCCCATGGTATAGTTTGATACGATACCCACATTGGCATTGACATTACTACCAGTGAGCATACTGGTTGTTCCATTGATCTGAGCCAAAGTTTTGGTCTGTGTGGCAATGATTGATCCTGTGCCCTCTATAGCTGACCCAGCACTCAATGTCATTGGATCAGCACTGCGGAAAGTTTGACCTGTAAAATTTTGCAGTTCCAACGTGGCCACGGTTATACTCGGACTGCCTGTGGCACTGTAATAAGGAATGCCCGATATGTAAGTGTAAGTTCCAGCAACGTTGCCAGTCATGACCACGTTGCTGGTCACCAAGGTAGGTGCTGAATTCAAATTGTCTTTGACCATACCCACTGTATTGGTATTGCCTGATACTGTATGTCTCAGCTGGAAATCATTATAACCGGTGCCCAAGCTGGCCAATGTATTGCTGATGGTAGCGGAAAATACCTTGTAGAATCCTGTGGGCACAGCGGCATTGGCCACATGCAGATCTCTGTCGGCTGACACAATCAATGCGCCTGCTGTGCCTACAGTGTTTCCACCGGTGGTAAATGTCACATTGCCGGCGGCTGTGTTGTTGACATAAGCAGTGAGCGTGCCTGT